TGAAATGGAAGTTTCCATGTAGGATATAATAGTGAATAAATTGGTTTAGTGTATCCATTTCTATATTTGGAAAGAAAGCTATTGATGGGCGTGAAATAAAATCCTTGAAAAGGGGCAGCTCATTTGACTTTCCTATGGACTCCATCTTGATATAGGGCACACCAAACAGGGACTCTACAGTGACATAGCGTGAAAGCTCCTCACAGAACAACATCCACTCAGTTTCATCGGAGGAGTTTTTCAGCTCAAGGATTGTGTTCCTGATGGGCCCAGAGCCAAGACAAGGGTCCTTAAACCTTGGCATGGAGGATGGGTCTTGATGTGGGATATGGCTGTGAACATATCCACTACTATACTGTGTCTCAGTGAATGTAGAGCGAGTGAGCTGAAACCCAGAATACTCATAAGGGATGCAGCCACTGGTGTTAAGTGGCACTTTAGCAAAGAGGTCTTGTATGACTATGGATCGGTCAAACTCATTGGTAACAGTGACCTCTGGCCACCATACAAGGAGAGTAAACTTTTCTGCAGCATAATGTGCTGCCAATATTTCCATAATCTCATCAGGAATTTCATAGTGGTGTTCATACTCTGTGGATTCTACTATATCTAAGTTTTCAAGTATCTCCAAGAACTCACTATCAGGAGGCATGTTCTGAAGGTCAACATAGTCTTCCCCAAAATAATTAAGGAATACATCATAGACATCATAGACAGGATGAAAGATTCTCTGTCTGATTTCATTGATTGTGTAAAGCATTCTTAGTATTTGCTGATTAGTGGATTGATATAAAAAAACAAAAAAAGAGGACAAGAGAGTAAACCCTCCTGTCCCCCTCGTGACACAATCAAAAAATGAAGACTGTCATCAGATGCCTAAAATCATTGCATCAATATCCTCTTTAGACACAATAGGCTGTGCCTCCTTAAGACGTGCTGCCAATTCAGAGAGGAGAGAGGTCAAGACTATGACATCCTCAGTATAAAGGGTATTATCCTTACACATGGACTTGATGCCATCATAAAGCCAGTTGACGGTATTGGCATGAGGAGCCTCCTTGATGTCAGGGGCTGTTGTCTCCATTACTACAGTTTCCTCAGCTTCCTCAGAATTGTCAAAGAGGAACTGCTCCAAATCAGCAGTAGGAACCTGAGTGAAGTTGCGTCCAAACTTTTCCTTAACTTCCTCCTGAAGGCCAAGGTTCTTGATGCTGGTGTAGGCTTCCTTGCGGCTCATGGCACCAGATGCAATCTGCTTATTGGTATTAGTAAGGAGCATAACAAGGTTGTTAGTGGGCTGTCCTTTGAACATGACATTGGTAGGTAGCTGGGTGTCACGGGTGAGGAGCTGAGTTTTGGAAATGCCCTCAGTGAAGGTCATTCCAGAGAAATCAATTCCCTGTGCAGTCATCTGGTCCTGAAGCTCACCAAGAGTGGTGGCAGAGGTTTCAATAGTATAGCGACGCTGGGTCTTTGTGTTGGCAATCTGGATAGTTCTGTTCATAATATAAAACGTTTTAGATTAATGAAATAATTTTTCTAATTGTTTAAAATCTTTTTTGTTTGAAAGGGATTTATAGTAATCACTAAAATCCTTGGAATTTCCCAAGTCAGGCACAATGAAGGGAAAGCCTGTAAGCTTAGAGAGTTTCTGTGCATCTGCCTTGCCAGGAGTGTCAGTGTCAAAGCAGATGAAAACTTTTTGGTATCTTCTTTTGAGCTCATTAATAGCAGTTTGGCTCATGGTATAACCTTCTCCCTGAAGAGCAATGGCAGGAATATGAAGTTGGCAGGAGAGGCAGAGGGCATCCTTGAGGCTGCTGCAAATGACAATCCTATCACCATACTCAGGAACCTTAGTCCATAGGGAAATGACACTGGCATCCATTCGGGAGCACCATTTAAAGCCATTGGTGTTGTAGGGTTGGTAGATTTTTAAACTTAAGTTGCCCTCTTTTCTTTCCACATAGACATAAGCAAGGCGGTCTGCTGGGAAGATGTATTTGGAGGATTTGCCAGTCTGCTTGTCCTTCTTGGTGATAATCTTATGGGAAATAGGATAGACTTCAGCATAGCGCAGCCATTGCCTGGAGATGCCATAGGACTCCCAATAGGCTATGTCATAGTCTTTCCATGGGCGTATGGCTACCTGAATCTTGGTAAGTTTAGAGGATTCCTTGCGTGTCATCAGCTTTACCTGACGAGGCTTGACAATAGTGTCAGTATCCTTTTCCTGCTTCTGCATTACCTCTAAAATCCTGTCGAAGACTTGATGGAAACTACAGTTCCACTTCTTACACAGGAGGTCTAATAAGCTGCCTTTGGTTTCACTCTCTCCAAAGTCCTTGAAACGGATGTGCTTATCATCATCAAGATAAATGCTGAAGGATGGGTTACTGTCAGTTCGGAATGGTGAACTTATTTTGCATGGAATACTGGTTATCTCAGGAAATACTGCCAAGAGAATCTGAACTTCAGAGTACTTCTCAAAGAGTTCTAAGATGGAGATGCTGGATGATGTCTTGCCTACTATCATAAGATTATCACTTGAAGGGTTAGTGGGGGAGGAGTAAGTCAGGATGGAATCCTGACCTACTGGAAGGGATTATTAGTCCCAGGGCATGTCACTGGAGCTTAAGGAGAAGGGAAGGTCATCCTCAGCAGGCTTCTCTAAGTTGGTAGGCTGTACGGTGTATTCTTGAAGTTCCTGCACACGGAAATCTGTAGTGGCATAAGAGCCTGATGACTTCATTTCAGCAAGACGCTTTTCCATCCTCTCCAGAGCCTTTATTCCTGCATTGTTGGCCAGGATAAGATCATCACGGTTTGCTACAGTCTGATACTGCTTTCCATCCTCAGTGGTGCGTACACCATAGAGCAGCTTCACCTTATTGTTGGGCTGAAGCTGAAGGGCTTCCCTAAGTTCTGAGAAATCTCCCTTGAAATAGTCCTTGAGATGTTCAAGCCCAAAGAGATAGTCATTAGGATTGTCCTTCTTTACCCATGAGCCATTGACATAGTTGAATACATCCTGAACACCAAGATACTTCTTGAGGAATGCCACCAAATCAGCTTCTCCCACCATTGCCATGCGGTACTTGGCATCAATTTTAAGCTCAGAACCATTAGCAGAGAGAAGCTTATTGCCTGCCTTTGCATCTTCTGTATTGGCCCAAGTGGTGTTGCCATAGGCATCTATAACCTGTACCTTTGTTTCATCTCTATTGTATGCAGGAACAGGACGAAGAGTAAACATAAGCTGCGTGGTGAAGTTGATGTCCTCGCTGACAGGCTTCACGAGGAAATTGATGTGAACTTCCTTACCATTGTCAGTATCCTTGACATACTCAGGCTCTGCTTGTGACTCAAATCCTCGGATTTCATCCAGCTCTTTCTTGGAGGGATTAACTGCAAGGACATGGGAGCTTGCCACTCCTACATAACGCTTGAATTCTTGAGCTTCTTTACTCTCCTGTGTCTTACCGATGGTAAGAAAACTAAAACTTTGCTTTGTCTTCATTTTTTATGATGTATGTTTATGGATTTATAATTAGAAAATAGCTTCATTCTCAATAGGTTCTATCTGATGAACTTCTACACCAGCATCATAGTCAGAACCTGGGCCCTCAGCAGTTGTGGGAGGTACTACAGGTCCATCGGGGATGTTGATGACATACTGCTTTTTGTGCTCATCATAGGAAACAATGTCTGTAGGGAGATACTTTGTAACCATGATGGGCTTACTGGTCTTGGGGTCAGTCTTGCCTGTAGGCTCAATGACTTTCTTTACAAGGTCTGACACATGGAAGCCCAATACAGACACAATACCTGACTCCAAGGCATTGGCCTGAGTCTGAAGGCCTTTAAGTTCAGAAACAAGTGCCTCAATCTTATTCTTAAGAGGCTGCATCTTACGCTGAAGCGGGTCAATCATCTTAGCAGCAGACTTTACCTGCTGGAACTGTGAATAGGAAATACGTTTTTCCATTGTTGTTTTTTGTTTTGAATTAAATTAATAATGTTATTTCTTTGAGTTGCAATGATATTGCAACATACTGTACTTTAGGCTGCGGGTTTATCAGTAGCCTTCTTTTCTTTTAGGTCTGGGAATATCTCTGACATATCTACTTTCAGATTGCCATTATCATCTGACTCAGCAACTACAAATGCTTTCTCTCTAAGATGTAATGGGCGAGAACCTCTGATGTTGTTATCTCCACCCTTGAAGCTGAGAATTGTCTTGTTCTCTTGCCTTGACACATAGCCAATAGCATCTGCCTCACCACAGATAATATCTCCAGTCTTACCTGCAAGGTCAACAGCCATCTCAGATGTCTCCTCATCATTTTTCTTAATCTGCTTATCCTTCACATGACATACAAGAATAAGAGTGTCACAGAGAGGCTTGAACATATTTACCATCTCCTTCAATGCCTGCCTGAGATACAAGTATCCAGCACCATTAGGGAGCTGTCTTACATCAGCCTTTGGATCTATTA